CACCAGCACCCCAAGCTTGAATGACAACTGGTGTGCCAGAACCAGAACCAGCAGCGGCAATAGCTGCACTATTGGCAGCTGCAGGAATTCCTGCAAGAGTGATCCGACGTCTTTGCTGTTTCATTGCAGCGGAGCCGCCATGCATGTTAGTTGGTGTTGAATATGCAGAAGCACCGTATCTTGCATTGCCTTTCGTTACACGAACTTCATCCATCCAACCTTGCCATTCCGTATTCGCTACAGTACCTGCACCAATCTTTAATTTATTACCAGATGGTGCGCCGGCTGGTGCTGGTGAGAAACTACCAGATGATACTTGTGTACCATTTAACGAAATTGATAAAGTACCAGAACTTCGGGCCCAACTTACATAATTCCACTGATTTGCTGTATATTCTGTTCCGCTAGTTTGAATTACTTCATTACCAGTAATTTTATCTTCAGCAAATAAGTAATATTTTGGCTGTGTTGCTAACAAACCAAGTGCAGTTGATGGAACTGTATATGTATCATTGGCAACTACTGATTCTGTAAAGTAATCATTGACAGTGCCACTTAGGAAACGAACATCATCGAAGTATCCTGCATGAAACATGTTATAAGCATTGGTATTAGATGTTGGAAGTCCACCAAGATAAAATCTTGTAGCTCCACTAAACAATGTTCCGGTTGAGGTATTCACGGCTAAAATTTGACCGTTATAACCAACTACTAGTTTATTTCCTTTTCTTGCTAAAAAGAAATGTCTCCAAGCCTGATTATTATATGCGCCAACCGTGGCGCCGGTTGATGCGATTGCACCAGTTATTGCAGAAAAGGAGGTTCCTGATGCAGAATCAGTCGGAGACTTAACTGCAACTGTTAATGTATTGTTTTCACTTCTAGCACCAAAACTAATGAAGATATTTTGACCAAAAAGATTTTGGTTACTACCAGCAGTAACACTATCATTTGTCAATGTAAAAAATCTTGGGTTTCTGGCACCGCCACCACCACCAGCTGAACCATTCTGCCAAACCCATCCTTCAATAATGAAGTCACCTGTTTGTGAAAAATCTTCTCCATCCGGAGCATCATATCTTAGTAGAAGCTGACCCGCATTACCAGTAAAAAACGGTGAAGCTGAACTGAACTTTGCTTGACCGTTTTGTACAACAGGTGTTCCATAACTGTTTACATTTTGTGCGGAAATACTTTGGGCATCATCATTTAAATCAGAATCAAATGGAATATATAAAACGTTAGATCCTGATGCCCCACCACTACCAACTTGTGAAACTCCAAAGTTGGTTTGGTCTTGGTCCATAGAGGCAATAACATTATTTCCTCCGAGAGCTTCAGCATAAACCCACCCTTCAATGGTATAATCACCGGCTCCATGATCAAATTTGCTATTTAAACCAGTTTCAATGAAGTCACCAGTTCCATCAAATCTAACACTCTTACTTCCATGTTTAGCTTTGGTAGAATCAACCTTCACATCACCTGATAGAACAAGATTAGAAGTATTTGCAATATCTCCAATAGGCATTTTTAATCTCCTTTATGTACCGAGCAAGAATGACACGTTGGCTGACAAGTCATCACCGTCGTATGTGCCACCGTCAAGAGTTGCAAATTCATTAATAATTCTTTGATTTGTATTTGCTAAAGCTGCACTGAAGTCAGTTGTATTGAGTTTTGCGTCAGCCTGACTAACATCAACAACATTATTCGAATACACACTAACCGCTACAACAACAGTTGTAGCAGCCCCTAAAGTGCTTTCTGATACGATTAACTCCCTTGCATCACCTTGAAATATTGGAAACACACCGCCGGATGAATTAGCTGAAAAGAGTTTCTTATCTTTAAGATTGATTGCTAATTCACCGGCTTGTAGTGAGCTAGGAGTGACCCCCGCAGTTGAGGACCTTTTAAGTTTAAGTAACGCTGCCACGATTTATCTCCTATGTTTAGTATGTTCCACCATCGATAGTCGAAACTGCGGATGTAATGAAGGCGTTGGTATTGGCAAGTGCCTCATCATGTGTAGTAATGTCAACTTTTGTAGCCAAAATTGCGCTATCAATAACAGAGTTTGCAAAACCCTGCACATCGGTTACGACTGCATCACTAGAAGCTAAACTTCCAACTGTAGCAGTGGTTACTGAAACCGCTTTAGCGCCACCAGTAAATACCTGGAAAACACCGGTTCCGTTTGATGAATATAATTTCTCGTCTTTGACGTTAAGTGCCAACTCACCTGCTTCAATATCAGAAGTAGTGGGGACCACACCAGCAGTCGAAGAACGTTTTAGTTTAATTACAGCTGCCATTTATTGGTTCCTCCTTCTAAATAAGACTAATATACTAGATTATTAAATTGTGGGGGGAATTTCACCCCCCCTTTTCGTATTAGTATATATGTTAGAAAGAGCCACCGTCAATGAGAGCATCCAATTGAGCCAATGTATATCCCGCTGCACCAGTGTCAACCGTAGTGGTTGGTTGTGACTGGGAGTCTTTAAACACTTTAAAGACACCATCTGTTGCATCACGGAAAATACCAGCAAAATTGTTTGCACCAGCGTTTTCATATAGTGCGAAGAAACCAGTGTCAACAACGTCTGAACTAGAGTTGTCAGCAGCGAGTTTCATCAAAGGGTCAGTCACTTCAATATTTGTGGTAGACACATAAGCAACATCACCTTCAACTGTTAGGTTACCATTAATCGTAGTATTACCTGAAACTTGCAAGTTTGCGGTAATGGATGTATTACCCGTATGTTGGAAGTGACCACTTGATTGTGGGTTTGTCTTAACCATGAAGTCGCCACTAAGAGTGGTACTTAGATTGCCAATAGCGAGGTTAGTGTTAGCGAGCTGGTTATGGATAAACGTGTTAGTATTAGCAAGGTCTTGAGCTTGCTTCAACTCTTGAGCATCCAACTCTGATTGTGGTGCTTTAGCATCAATCAAATTACGAAGAGCAGTATTACTTGATTGAACATCAGCTAGTGCTTGTGTGCCTTTATCGTCTGCTGCTGAAATCAATATGCGTAAAGCATTGTTACTTGATTGAACATCAGCTAGTGCTTGATCTCCAGCAGTTTGTGCCGTTGAAATCAAATTACGAAGAGTTGTGTTACTTGATTGAACATCAGCTAGTCCTTGATCTGCAGCAGTTTGTGCTGTGTTAATCAAATTACGAAGAGCTGTGTTGGTTGCAACTAAGCGACTATCAACATTGGCAATGTAAGCATTGGTATTAGCAAGTTCTGCTTCACCAAGACGAATAATATTACCTGCGTTGTTCTTTGAATAAATTACACGGTCAGCAAGGTTTAGAGCAATTTCTCCAACCTCTAGATCACCAGATGCGGGAATTGAACCAGCATTACTAGACCGTTTGAGTTTAATTACGGAAGCCATTTCTAATATTCTCCTATAGGATTAATCTAATTTTTTATTTTAGGCATTGGTGGAAGACCACCTCGGATAACATGTTTCCCCAGAGGGGTCTTTTTGTCACTATTAATATTATCATCCGGTTTCATACTATTCTTATCACCACCATAATGAAATACTTTACTAAAAAGCTTAGAGATAATTATACCAATACTTTTCATTTTCACACTCTCTTTAGTAAATTCTGTTTCTATTTTTTTAACAGATTTATTAGCTGGAACTGTTTTTTTAGTAGATTTTCTTATTGGTTTTCTGATTTCTGATTTCTTATATTTAATTCTTTTATTTATATCTTCTAGTTCCTTGACTTTTTTTTCTAAATAATTGTTTCTAGTTTCTAAGATTAAAGCTTTATGTTGTAATATATTTATCAACTTCTGTTGATTATCTATAAAATTATCTATGATGTCAATTTCTTTACTCACGAATAACCTCCGCCATCTAGCATACCGAATACCGGTGTTCCGTTAGATGCAATTTGCATTACCTGTCCATCTGTACCAGTCGTAAAAGATAAAGATGAAGTATTAGATGCAAACATAACACCATTCTGAGTAAAACTTGATAGTCCGGTCCCTCCAAATTCTGTGCCTAAAACATTAGACAATATTAATTTTGTGATACTGGTATTACCAGAAAAGGTCTGATTAAAA